GTCTAATACAATGGGCATGACAGAGAAAGTTCTTCCTGCATACGATAAACTTGGTAAGAGTGATAAACCCTTTGAAGCTATTTGGACATAAAAAAGGGGACCCGAAGGTCCCCTCTGTCGCAGTTGCCTTACGACCAATTAATCTTCATCTGCTAACTTTGCAAAATAAGACAATGTTTCATCTTTGTCCTCTTCCTCAACCTTAATCTCTGTCTCAGCCTTCTTAGGCTTCGGAGATGAGAAAGTCTCTACTGTACCGACAACACTGCTGCCAGTAAGTACTCGATTCAACTTTGTCTTGAGGTCATCATAAGACTTGAAGTTATCTGCTTCCAAAAACTGTTTTAATCCGTGAAGATTACCATACAGCTCTTCCAACTTCGCATCTTCTCCATCATATAATTCAGATGCAGCTTCAAACTCGGATTTGTCATAGTTCCAAAAACCATCAACCTTCCGAATCTTCAACTTAAAGTTAGCACCCTTCCAAAAATCAAAAGGATTCATCGGTGTTTCATCATCAAATGCTGGGGTCATTACTTCACTCAGCTTATCAAAAATCTTCTTGCCATACCGATACAAGAACACCTTGCCTTCATATTCTGGATGTTTGGGATCACTCACAACTAAAATGTTAGAGTAATATTTCAAGATACGCTTTTGCTTCCGGGCGATCTCTTTGTTCGCTTCGATCCCACTGTTCCAAAGTTCAGTATTGTACTCTGAAACTGGATCCTTCTTTTGAAGCGTGGTAAGGGAGTTTTCAATGTACCAACCACCTGGTCCGTTAAATGCATGGGACCAAATCTTACACCAGGGCAAATCTTCACCCCCAGGCTGCGGAAGGAAACGAACTATTGCATAGCCGTTCCCACTTTTATCAAGTTCTGGCTTCCAGAACCTGTCATCCGCAAAAGATGTAACTGGATTGTTAACCTTTTCCAACTCTGTTTGTAGCTTTTCAAAACTACCTGACTTCTTTTTTAAGTCTGCAAAACTCATAATCGTATTCTCCGTATTATCGTATATATCGTATTAAATTGTATGTCACCAACAACTCATAATATACTATTAAGTATAACATACCTTAATAGCTTTGTCAAGGGTTTATTCAGATGAACTAGACCCAAAAGACAAACTAATTGACAAGCCTGCTGTCAAGTCACCTCTTGAAAAACCATCATCAAAAGGAATTGTTACATTAGGTCGAACAGAAAAACTATCTGTCACGGCCCAAGTATAACCAGCAGTCACGTCCATACCTTCATAAGCAAAGTCATCTAGATCCCAGTTAGTCGTTGCACTGCCATCTAGGCCGAACATACTATAACCAGTACCTACTGTACCAGCAAAAGATGCATCATCAATATTCCAATCAATACCAGCATCAAGGTTTACACCCAACAAAGATGTTGAAGTATCAAAACCTAAAGCGTGCTCATCATCAGACGTATAACTATAAGAAGCACTACCTGTCACTCCCCATATTGTCGAAGCATACTCAATACCAAGCTGGCTAGTATCACTCGTTGACACGGTGAGTCCAGCGGCACCAACAGAAAACTCATCACCATCTTGGTCCATCCCAATGACAACACCATGAGAGGCTACTGTCACATCACTTACAAAATCTACATCTAACGCTTCTGCAGCTTGATTACATCCTAATATCAACAACCCTGCTGCCAAAGCACTCATTAACTTTTTCATTTATTTTATCTCCTAATTAAAAAGTCTATAATTATTTATATGTATTCTTACAACAGTTATGTTGTATTTAGGCACAAGGGGAGTCGGCCGACCCCCCATATACCGTTAGTCAAACTTATTAATCGTTTTTAAGGATCCAATAAATGACGCCAACAGTGATTAAACCAGCTAATCCTGAGCTGCCTAGTGATGTCACTAGGTTTTGTATGTTCCCGATGACATCTACGGGTACAAATACTACGTTCGGTCCAAATAGAACCTGTAGTACTATTGCAAGCCCTAATAGGGATACGGCAACTGCTGAGATGCCACCTATCCAAGACCTGATTGTTGAAATTACATTTTCTCCAGCCATTTGGTATATACCTCCTTTGGTTGGTTTATGTTATCTCGCTCCATCAGCGAGCCTGCCGATCATCTCGGCATAGGTTAGATACTCCAAATTGGGCGTATCTTTCCATTCTTTTATCTCTTGGTTAATTACATCTGTACCAAGAGGGTATTGATTAACTTTATAATGTTTAATTTGTGGAAACAAAGTAAATAAATCTTTATGTTGGGCTAAAAAATTAGCAGACGGAACTACATTACCTGTTTCAGTCATATATCCATCTCTACCTTTGTAAATATTATTAACTCTATCATTATAAGAATGAATATCCATTCCTATTAAGTAGATATCTGTTGGTTTTTCCACCAGACTAGCAATCAATTGAGCGCTAGGTCCAGCATTCATTGCTGGAGCTCCCTCTCTATTGTGTAATGCCAACTCTGCCAAATGTCTATAAAGGGCAAGATATTCTTTTAAAAACTCTGGCGGGAATGATCCCGCACCCATATTTTTAACTTTATCTCCGTTAGTATTTAACCATGTAGTATAGATGCCTGCGCTGAAAACTAAATTGAGAGCACTTTCATCTATTACATTATTTTTGTCTAGTTCCCGAACTTCTTTTTCATATTCTGCGGCTCTATCTATATTTTGGCCATGCATTACAAATTCGGTACTGTCATTGCGAGAATTAGTGTATACATATTTCGACATATCTATTGTCGAATCACCACTAATTATACTTGAATCGGTTAGTAGTTCGTATGCTTCCCCTGGCATGGGTCTCCAATCCCTAAACCAGCATACATTTTCTATTGGATAACCACTCCAATAGCAGGGATGCATTATTCGCTCATCAACAGCTACCAATGCATCCGGGGTAAATTCTTCATAAAACAAATTACACCCATAAATCTTACCATAGTCTCTAAGTTCTTCCAGATCAAGTCCGATTCTAGATTCACCATTACCTATAATAAAAACTCTTTTATTATTTATCACTTTCGGTTTTTGTGGGGGAGTACCAACCTTCACCTTTGAGGATAAAGGTTGAGGTTCCCAGCTTCCGTCGGAGCTCAGGTTCATTACACTCTGGGCAGTAGACCAATCGCTGCTCGTTGATTCCTTGTAGGACATCTATTAATTCGTGCTCACACTTTTCACATACATAATCAAACAGCGGCATAAAACAATGACTCCCAAGAAATTGGAAACTTCTCTTTGGCCAAGTCATGGATCTCCCATGCAACATTTCTAGTTTCTTCTTGGGTATCACCTTTACATCTTAGCCCACACACACGGGCAAACGCATACAGTGTACCAGTCCAATACCATTCAGTATAGGTGTTCTGTGGTAATACCATACGAGCTTGTTCTGGTGCCACACCAGCATCTAACATTCTATTATAAGTTTTTATTGCCAACTCACAAGATTTTCGTACTGCTCCACCCACTCGTTCTTCTCGGTCTAACCACCCTATCGTTTCTTCACCTGACCCTTGTTTCTTATCTACTGGTTTACTTCTCCATGTTTCTGGCACCCAATAGTCGGGGGCATCTTCAACATATCGTCGGCTCACTTCATTCCATACAAGACCTACCTGATGCTTGACTAACTGTCGTGCAACAAAAATAGGTGCTTTGATGTGATATGATAGTGTACAATGACCAAAAGGAGTCCAATGACCATGTTTGGCAAGATACTGAATAAGCTTAATATCACCTTTCTTTAGCTCAAAGATACCTTGACCAGGAACATGATGTCCCCAATTACTTTTCTTATTAAAAGATACTCTTGCCGCATTAACTACCGACAAGTCGGTACCCATACTATCAATCAAAGTGACGTTCATTTTTTACCCAATCGTATTGATACCCTTCGTGATCTTTTAATTGGTCTGGTCCTATGTCTGGATCTAATGGTTTCCATTCCTTTTTATATTCAAACTCATTAATAGATGTAACACTGTGAGTTATTTCACCCAATGATACTTTTGTACGAGGCGGTTGTAAATGTGCCTTTTCCTGGGCTGCTTCTTTAGTGTAAGCATCTACCAGATAATCTTTTTTTATGAGTTCAATATTACTAACAACATACTTAGTCATCAGTCAAAGTCTCCACAATATGTCTCATCACTCTATACGGATCCGCATTGGATGCAGGGCGTCTATCTTCAAGATAACCACCATAGTCATTGTCTACTGTAACGATAGGTATGCGAATACTAGCACCCCTATCACTAATCCCATAGCTAAATTTCTTAATAGATTGTGTTTCATGTTTACCTGTCAACCTCTGGTCATTATTTGCTCCATATATACCCATGGCTTCTTGATGTTTCGCCTTTAGTTTCTCACATATGGTTTGATGTAACTGTAATGTACCACGGTTTCTCATCTCATCATTAGAGAAATTCGTATGCATACCAGAACCATTCCAGTCACCCTTCTGTGGTTTCGGTTCAAAGTTAATTGTCACACCATGTTTCTCTGCAATTCTCTGTAGAATGTAACGTGCCATCCATAAATCATCACCAGCTCTAATACCAGAACCCAACACTTGAAACTCCCACTGGCCTAATGCAACTTCAGCATTAGTACCAGTAATACCTATCTCTGCATTCATACACGCTTCAGTGTGCCTGTCTACAATCTCACGGCCCACCACATTACCTTCACCTACACCACAATAGTAATCACCTTGTGGTCGTGGCTTACCCCTTTTTGGCCAACCCAACGGGCGACCATCTTTATACATAAAATATTCTTGTTCAAAACCAAACCACCATTCACTACTCACCAAATTCACACAATCAGTTCTAGTATTTGATCCATGGGGTCCATGCTCAGCATCCAACACTTCACACATTACATAAGTACCGCCCAATCCTGGTTGTGTTCTTGTTGCATCTGCTCGAATACGGTCTATGGTGTGATACTCTGCAACTGGATTCAATATACAATCAGATTGATTACCTGTTGCCTGTTGTGTAGATGAACCATCAAATGCCCATATATCAGCATGATCATTTACCTTTACTTTGCTTCTTAACGACTGTGTAGGTCTATAACCATCAAGCCATACATATTCAAATTTCTGTGTCATATTAAGTTCCCACCTTCTTCACATATTTCCAACATTCAGTGCCTTCAGGCCACTTCTGATTTTCTTTTTCGTGATACCACTGCCACTCACCTTCACCATTCTCAGCTAGCCAACCCTGTATACTATCGTACTGCACGACCTTTACAGCAACGTGCTCACCAGTACGCTCATTTTCTAGAACAATTTGATGTCCTCTACGATACATCATACCATTTGTACCAAACTTCTTTAATGCATTCATAATTTAATTACATTTCCAGAAATACTAATTCTAGGTTCTTTCAATAAATTCGGTTCAACTTCATGTTCTATAGAAGCTGGAAATATATAGAGATCACCAACTTCTGGCACAACTCGTTTAGTTTCAAATACCAAATCTCCATTATTCTTTTGAAATTTGACATAATAAGTAAAAGACCAAAGTGGTTCTATATTTCCAATTGATATCTTATGATGGTGAGATGTATTATAATCATTTTCTCTATTAACATTAGCCCACATACATTCAACTTTTAAATCATCATCCTTAGAAAGCAAATCTGCATTGCAACATCGTTGAATCGCTTTATTAACACTTTCTAAAACTTCTATAAATTTTTCATCTTCTATTAAATCTGGTTTACTTCTCCATCCTGGATGTCCTGGGATGATAGGTTGGAAACGTGGATAGTTTTGCTCCATATCTAAAATAATATCGCTTAACTTTTCATTATCAATATCATCTATATGAATTCTAATCATAATATAAAGAGAGCAGGAGGTAGGAAGGACTTGGTTTCACCTTCAACCGACACCAGCAAACTACCTTAGTCATTGGTTCGTCGGACCTTCGCCCTAGTCTTGGTTGACTAGTGTGACACCATCACCTTTCAGTTAGGCGCCTGAGTACCACCTCTGACGATTAAGCATTATCTCCATTTGCCACAGAGATTATTCTGCCACTACCTCCCCCAACTATATGCCTATAGCCGGGTGCCTTTTTTAATCTTTCTGCACTCCTTCTTCTCGTCCTTTCCACCTTAAATCGTTGTAATTTTTTCCTCTATAACGCTTCTGGTTATAGCGGTTCACTAGTTCATCAGTTAATTCTTGTAATCGAGGGAGACAAGTATCATTTGTCCACCGGACTAATTCTGCATTATCATACTCAAGAGTTTTTATTTTCTTTTCAGCCTCTTCCAATTTATATGAAAGATGGGCAATACGCCTTTTGGCTTCATCTACATAAGATTCTTTTTGTACTTCACTCATTTATAAACTCCTGCGTCTTATCAATTAACATCTGTTTACATTTACCCATATCAGCTTTTACAAATGGTTCATATCTTTCAATCAATCTACTTACCGTAGGCCAGACATAAGTTTCATTAATCTCTTTATCAAATCTCTTTCTATAATGTAATAACTTTTCAAAGATCACCAGAGTTTCTAAACTAATCTTCTTACCTAGATATGCCTTAACTAATTTCGGATGATTTCCTTTATCACTATTAAATATTATATCAAAATACTCAGCGTTTGTCAATAGTTTTTCTGCATCATTTATAAAATTATATTCTATGCTTTGATTGCGAGATAACCATTCCGTCCATACTCTATCTTCAAATTGTGATACCCATTCTTTACCATCAATTAGATTAGCCACATAGTATTCTACAATATTAATATTTCTTTTAGCTAATCTTTTAAAAAATCTCTTGTCTGTTCTCTTTTCAAAGCTTGCCAAACTGGCATTATGCTTACCATTATATTTAAAATAATCATAGTGCTCAGATGTAAAATGTAATTTAAGGGCTAGAAACTGTATATAAGCTTCAAACTCTGTCATAGTGGTAACTGAGATGTTTTGGGTAGGTAATTTAATTTCTCAGCATCTAATTGAATTTTTTCCTTTAAACATTTGTCTATCCATTTAGTTACTGATGCGGGCTCAAGCATATTCTGTTCGCAATAATATATAATTGCTTCCATATGAGTAAGATTCTTAGTTCTCACAAGCTCATCAACTATAAGTGCAAATCTTTTTGTTGTTACTTTCTGTTCAACCATAATATAATCCTCAATTAAGCGGGGCGGCTTGAATAACAAGGCGCCGCCCCAAACCCCGGAGAAGATTAAGCCGCTAAGGCAAACTCCTCGAAATAAAAGTCATCATTGGCTTTTATGTTTTAGTGTCAGATTCCTCAAATAAAGTTTCGTCCGTCTGTCGATGCTGTTTCACCCCCCTTAATTCGGTGTTCCTATCGTCGGGTAAGGGTCCCCACATTCCTTGTCTACTCCATTCATCGGGTGTGTAATAATAGGCATTTAATACTTTAGCAAAATCAAAAATGCCCTGGTACATCACCCGTGAATTGGTGGAGGTGGCCGGTACTGCCCCGGCGTCCAATCCGTCTACTTGTTTATCGTCATCAGTCTCTTTCACATAGTTATTTATCTAAATCTAAGTTCAGATAAAATTCATCCATTATCTCCTCTAGTAACGGCAAATAATCAGCTACCTTCTTTTCAAAAATCTGTACTGTACCATTTTCAGCTACCATCATAATAACAATATTTTCTATTGCCATACCTGTATGCTCTTCAAACATCGTAGCATATGCAGCACACTGAATAAAGTAATCTTCAATCCATTCCTCTTTCTTTTCAGTAGTGGTAGTCTTAAAGTCTACTATTGATAGTTCACCTTCATACTCACCTATAAAGTCACAACGTCCAGCCACCTTATACTTTGGTGAGTGCATAGTCTGCTCCTGCATAACAACCTTTGTGATCCTAAGATCGAGACTCAATTTCAACTCACCAAACATATGCCAAGCCAAAAAGTGATCAGACTTCATATCACTGATGTCACTGTTCTTCAAATAGGTTTCAACTATGTTATGAAACACAGTCCCCCTACGAGCAGCCTTACCCGAAACAATACGAGCTTGTTCCTCTCCAATACGATCACGCCATTTCTGCAAACCTTCTTGCTTACCAGGACGTTTACCTAGTACCGTTGTGATACTAGGATACTTGAGGCCATCTGGTGCTTCATAGAACCGCATCCCATGGAGTTTGTGTACAGGCAACTCCGGGAAGGGTTCATAACCATTTGTGTGTATAAATTCCATAATATATTACCAAGTAAATTTAATTCTAAACATCACCATTGTATCTCTATAATCACCCATGTCTATAGTACGATTAATATTTCTGCCATGTCTGTCATCATAAGATACACTCATTGTACCACCAGTAGGTTGTAGGTCTTGGCTAACTGTAAAACTCCAATTAAGATTCTTTATAATCTCACCTTTCAGCCCAGCGGCAAAACCTAAAGACGGCACTGTATCTGACATCTTTACAATACTTCTACTTCTACCACCATCACTTTTAGATAGTGCCATAGTCGCTGAACCAAAGAACATACCATACTCTTTTGATACTGTACTAGCTATTGTATCATACTTTCCCACTCCTGTCGAGCCTAAAAACCCATTTTCTTTAACATAAGTGAAAGTCAACCAATCTTCTGGCTTATAAACAGCCGCAGTACTAGAATCTGAATACATCACACCTACCTTATCATTAGATATAAACGTACCATCATTTAGTGAAGCAAGTACTGGGTTAGAATCAAACCCCATAGTACGCCCACGACCAACTGACACACCATCCATATCAACTTTAAAGTTAGGCTTACCAGAGTCTACCATCTGTAATGAAACGCCTTCACCCAAATCCATATAGTCTGTGACTACAGAACTATGTGATGAATAGTTTGCCGCATTAGTTTTATAATCTCTACCAAATCTATCAAAGAATACTACATTCAAATCACTGGCAGAACGTATTAATGCAGAGCTAAGTTTTGCCCTTCTCAAAATTTTACGTCTACCATTCACCTCAACAGCAAAATAATTCCGATCTCCATGACTGTCATACCAATTGCCATCACCTGGCGTACCTATCCATACCCAACTATCGTCATCATCAACAGGAACATCTTCGGGTGGTGCAGCACACGATGATTGATGCTTAAGTCCACGACTATCATACCAGTTACCAGGCGTACCTATCCATACCCAATCGCTGTCATCATCATCAACCGGTGGTGTTACAACAACATCATCACAAGGTTCATCTGGATCACCACCACCAGGAGGATTATCTACAATAGGTATAGGCTCAAACATACCACGGATGTTTAACATACCATGACCATACACAGGATCAACACCTGGCGCACCTTTGTCTATAGCTGATTGAAATAAAATACCAGCAGTGGCACCCGGATCACCCTTTAAGTGACCCCAATGATCATGTAGAATGGCTATAGCGCCAGTAACTATCGGTGCGGCCATAGATGTCCCAGACATATGCCCATAATCTGCATCTGAATTGGCAAAACCACCAGAGATAAAATCACCTGGAGCAACTATAAATTGATCTTTATAATTATTCCCAGGTCTATTAGACCAACCAGCTATATTACCTGACTGATCTGAAGCCCCTACAAATACAACATTCTCTATACCCTGTACATTACCTGGATCCAGAAGTGTGCCGTCATTACCAGCAGCATTAACAAATATAATATTTTTATGTGCTTTCCAAACCCCAACCGTATTAGGATTCAAATAAGCTCTCCAGTTATTATCATAATCACCATAACTTTGATTGATTACAGTAACACCATGACTTGCTGCAAGATTAGCCATTTCTCTTTCAGCTGAATCTGATATCCACTGACCACCATTGGGACTCCACACAGTTGAAAAAACCGGATAACTTCCAATATGAGCATTAGGAGCTACACCACCACCGTGGTCTAACCAATCCGGTGCTTTATTAACACCAGCTATAGTTGTAGCAACATGAGTTGCATGATTACTCCAATATTGTCCAAAATCTTCAGCTGAATAATATTCACTACAATGTCCAGCTAACTCTTGATGGCTACATCTAACTTCACCATCCATCATACCCACTTTTACTCCGGAACCATTTCCGAATTCGTGAGTCAAGTCGATTGCATTATGGGCCCAATCACTACCATACACAGCACTAGATGCTGCAAACAACATAATCAAAATATACCGCTTCATTTCACTACCCTTCCCTTTCGGGGGTTTTAAGAATCGTCTTTTATTCGCATATTCGTCTTTGCGATCAAATAGCTCCTAACAAGACCACTTCTAATGATATCACCAATACCAAACTCTACTATTTCAAATTCTTCCATTTCACCTAGAATAGCCTGAAAATTGTGATATCCATCACGATCACCATTATGCTTCCGTAAGTCTGATTGTGCCATATCCCCAGCAAAACAAATCTTACTATCTTGACCTACACGGGTCATAATGGTGTCCAACTCTTGAAATATTAAATTGGATGCTTCATCTACAATTATAATACTTCTATCAAATGTTTGACCTCGTAAAAATGAGGTCGAATAAAATTCTAATGATCCCTGACCAACTAACTTATCATATAATTGTTCATGCCCTTGTTCAGAAGGCATTTCAAATAAATATCTAACAAGAATCCTATATGGGTCTTGGTACAGGTCTGACTTTTCTTCCAAAGTACCAGGCAAAAACCCAATGTCTCTGGAAGGTAACAACGATCTAACTATCACCACTTTATCATACGGCTGACCTTTATCTAGTACAGCCTTAAATGCCAAATGCAATAAGATAAAAGTCTTACCGGTCCCTGCACTGCCTGTGAGGAACACATTCTTTTCTTTAGCCCATGCATCAAAAACCTTTTGTTGGTTTTTGCCAATGGGATTAATGGTGACAAGTTGATTAGAGTTTATATACATCTTTTTGTGTTTACTCAAGTGTTAGTAATCTCCTATAAGAAGTTCACTAATATTTATCCAGTGTCGATATCTGAGCCCGGACTATTATCTTTTATTCGTCGGAGTGTATCTCTCCATCCTTGAGATGTATGACCGATAATATCTCCAGTATGTCCGATTAGATTATTCTTAGGTGGACTAAACACTGTAGTCCATCCCTCTACTTTTTTCTTTTCCATTGCAGCAATGGAGCATATAAATTCGTGCTCCATACCATCGGGATCTTTCATAACGTATGTAGGCATTACTGTTTAATCTTCCATGAACCATCGGCTTGGCGACAGGCAGTACCATAAGCCTCTTCCATGTGACCACCAATAGAAACAGTCTGTGTAAATTCACGACATGGCCCTGTAGATGTGTCAAATGTACGAGTAGGTGTTACACTACCACCATGTCCTGTATCTGGATTCTGCCACTGACCTGTTGCATTAATAGGAGCCTTTTCCATTGTGTGATTAAAAGTCTGACCCATTAATATTCGATCACGTTCATCCAACTGCTGACCAATATTACTACCCACCATGGCACCAAGACCAAGACCAAGAACAGTCCAGAGTTCTTTATTGCCAGAGTCTTTACCCAAACCATATGCCAGAGCACCCCCTGTAAGAGCTCCTAGAGCCGTACCAGTTTGCATTTTAGTTGCACACCCACCGAGTAGCGGTAGTGTTACTAAACCAACTAACATTAACTTCTTCATCATCATCTCCTATTTTAAAAATTTATGATTACCAATAACGGTAGTCACAGTCATCTCGTCTGCCCACCACGGTTTAATATATTTATTATGATAGTGGGTCCCGCATTTACTGAAATCGTTTTCATCTAACAGAGCGTTTACAAACATAAAAACTGACCCACTCCATAATTGTTTTTGATAAGGACTTTCTAATGGTATATCATCACTCTTACCATCGTGTGTCCAACTAAACTGTTTGTCTTGCCAAACTACGTTACATATGCTGTCTGGCCATCGTGTACTTTTC